TGCATGACTTTGTTCCAGTACCAACTGACGCTGCCAGGAAAGGCGGCGGCGATGCGCTCCTCTACCTCGGCACGGAACCGTTCGTGGAGCCATTCGATGGTACGAGCGGCCATGGCCACGATGTAGATGATAAGATTGAGAATGGAGACGGACGAAACTTGTCTGTCCCATTCCTCGTTTTGGTTGAGGCCAAAGGCCGTGCGTAGGTTGTTGTCGTTGAGCACGGCATCCGTCATTTCCTTTTTGATTTCTTCAATTGTTCTCATAGTCAGCGTCTATTTCTATGTTTTCTTCGTTGATTTTGATTCCACTTACCTTCATACCTTCGCGGATGAGCTGTTCTCTGATTTCTCGTTTCCAACTGTCCGCGTCCTCGTCATTGGTGATGTCTTCAATGCCGCAACCCACCATAGGCCGTTCCTTCCACTCGCCCTTTTGGGAGACAAGGATGAGAGCCTGGTTCTGGAGGGTTACATCACCAACCACAAGGTCGTGCCTGATTGTATCCGTCATCAGGCCGTAGTTCTCGTCTATTTGCAAGTCAATGTTCTTCATCAGTGCTTCACTTTGTCGTTCTCCATATTCTTGAAGTTTATCGTTTTTCCGGCCATCGCTCCTTCAAAAGCCAACGCTCCCGCTTCGCCGCTGGCGGCGGTTGAAATTCCCACGCCATTTAAGCCTGTGCTTATTGCGCTCTTTAATGCAGACAAATAGTTTTTGATGGAATTTAGGTTGTCCTTCAGTTCCTGAAGCTTCACCAATCCGTCATGGTCTCCTCCGTTGAATGTAACAGTGCCGTCACAGTCAATGTTGGTATCGCCTTTGCAGTTGATGTTGATGTCGCTGCCGGTCTCAATGTCGATAGCCTCGATTTGGCTGTAGCCTATCACCTCGGTCTCGCGCAGTTCACCGCTCAGATCGATGATGGTGACATAGCTGTCCTTTGCGGGCTTAATGAGCAGCTTAGAGCTTTCACCGTTCACCACCGAGCGCAAACGCACATCGGTCAACTTCAGATCGCCAACAATGATAGTACAGGTTTCGTCGCCCACGCTTTCAACCTTGCCGGTGAGCAGCAGCGGGGTCTTCTGGCCCATCATGGCGCGGATTTTGTTTCGTATTTCGGTGTAGTTGTCCATGTGTCAGTTTTTTGCTATTTTTGCGGCATGAAGAGGTTGTTTCTTATAGCGGCTTTGGTGTGGACGGAGGTCTTCGGCTTCGCCCAGGACAGACCCGTGTTCCATCTTCAGGACGAGACCATCACCATCGTGACAGACCACGGGGCCAATATTTCGGCGAGTGTCACACGGAGTGTTTATGGGAAAGTGCGTATCGTCGGCCCTAACGAGCACGCCGATGTGCGCGTGTGGTTCAGCAACTGGGGCGAGGCTCACAACTTCAATGTCCGTGTGGTCGACCGTGCTCCCAAGGAAGGTGAGTGGCAGTTTGTGACCAGGAAGGGCGAAGAGGACTACACCATTCGTCTCACTGATTGGCTCGATGCCGATGTGTTCGTGCTCGTTACTGAAGGCTATGACCCACAGGCCAAAAAGTATGTTCAAAAGAAGAAATAGCGTTTTCATTTGCTGAGCCACCTCCCAAGGCTTACTGTTCTTTTCCCTCCATCTTTTGAGAAACTAATTTCCGTTCCCGTCACATAATACACGCCTTCCTTGTTCGGGTAGTCGGCATCACGAAGGCGAACCGCATCACCCGGTTCGACAAATGGCACCAGCCAACCCGTGAATGAGCCTTCGTATCCATCGTAACACCAAAGGTTATACTCGTTCTCGGCTATTTTCTTAGCCTCGGCTTTCGTCATGCCGTGACCGACACGCTTGATGTTCTTGCCACCTTCGGCTCCGTATTTCACCTCGGATTTCTTGCCTTCGGCATCGGTCAGTTCCACCGTCACTTCCACCTTCTTATCACTCGCCTTTCGGTACTTCAGGTTAGACGACTCGATGTTGCGCTCAAAGTCGAATGCCACGGTTCGACCCGACGCTTGGGCATATTGGGGCTGCACATGCAGCGTCTGCCCGTCGAACCAGATATTGGCCTTCGTCTCATCCTGAACCTTCTTTAGCACATCGCGGGCGGTGGCGTGGTAGAAGGTGAACTTTTCCCATGTGAAGTCGAACTCGGTCTGCACGGTGATTGCCGGATCAACCTGCTTCACCACCTTTTCCAGCAATGCCTTCATGGTGACGCTCTTGAGTTCCACATCGGAAACTTTTTTGTCGAAGAGGTAAATCGCATCCTCGCATTCCAAGGTCAGGTTGCCGCCGTCCGTGTTGATGGCTTTCAAATAGCCTTTGAACTCTGTTTGAAGGCGGTCGTCATAGCCGAGTTGTATGGTCACGGCGTCTCCCACTTTCAGTTTGTCCTCTATTTCGATGGTCTTACCCTCCACCATGGCGGGCAAGGTGATGGTGGCTGTGTCGGAGAGCTGCTCCACGGAGTGCTTCACCTTCACCGCGTCAACCATCTTCAGGCGGTAGTTTCCAATCCTTATGTCGAAATCCATCCTAAACATCACAGCTCCTCCAATAGTTCGTAGCTCGTGTCGCTGAGGGCAGTAATGGTGAACTGCTGGTTGAGTTCGCCTTCTGTAAAGGGCAACTGAAGCTGTTTCACGGCTATCCGCGTAATGTCGTATTGCTCGTTGAGCGGAGGGCAGGTTATTTCAAGCGACTGGCGTTTTTCACTAATCAAGCCCAGCAGCCTTACGGACTGCCACAGTTCCTCCTTGGTCTTGGCGATAATGATTCCAGTGATGGTGATATCCCAGTCGCCAACTGCCCAGCTCTCTTTGATGGTACCATCCTTTTTCGGCTTGGCGACACTACGGCACACAATATTGTTGGCACGGCTAACGGCAATAAGCGGGTCAGCATCCAAATTCACATCCAGTCCGTCACCTTTCAGGGTGACTGGGGAATAGTAATCGGCAAAGCCAAAGTTTCCCATGCCGTTGGGCATCGGCCTGGTCTCGGCTATTGCACGTCTCAC